ACCTTTGTTTGATTAAGATTTCGACACCTTTATCAAAACGGGTAACTTTCTCTTTTTCAAGAAGAATGTACGATCAAGTCTGAACTAATACAGATAAATGGATGAAAGGCGCTTAATTAGCGCCTAATTCTTGTTTAATCTTATCCAGAGAGGCCTGTGTATAACCTTTATACTTCGCGGTTTCCCGATCTGGTGGGAACTTCTCTAAATAATTTGCCTTAAATGTATTTACCGCCATGCCTAGCTCTTTAGCGACTTGGCGCATTGAGTACCATTTCATATCAATCCTCCCGCTCTTTAACATCCAGCCTGATAACATCCTCACCAAGCTTGAAACTCTGTGCGATGTCCTTCTTCCCGTCATCTTGCCATGTAAAGTATTCAATCCCAGCTTTTTCTAGTGGCAGATCCATAGTTTCTATCATGAGGTTCATGAGTTTCACACTCTCCTCAAATTCAGCCAGACAGTCATGAAGCCGATCAGCAGGGATGCGATGAAAGTCTTTTAATGACCTTATTGTGTACTCGCTCATACCACCTCCAATCTTTTACCCGCTTCGATTTCTGCATCGGTAGCGTGTCTGTACCATTGAGCTAAACACTCTCTTCGCTTACCATCAACATCTAATGTCAAATAAAGAACGCGACTCTTAAGCTTTGGTTTCAAGACAATCCGAAATACCCGTTTTTCAACTCCCCACGTTCCAGTAACAAAATCACCTTTTTTAAATTCTAGTTGTTCCATTATTTAAACCCTCTTGTAATCTCATCATCTACTTGTATTTACTGCCTATAACTAATTTCATACCACCTCTCCCAAACTGATGACCACTTCTTCCGGCAAATCACTGTCTTTTAAGATCACGCTTCATCCTGCTGCATTTCAAACAGAAAATTCTGCGCAATGTGATACAGTGCGCCCACTTCACCAGCCGTTAAAGTTAGCTGCGAACCTGTGCCATTCGTAACGCGAGGGGCAAGACTTTCTACAAGACGTTCGGCAAATTCGATATTTGCTTCGATATACGGATTACTCATTTTATTTCTCATCTCAAAACCCCATCGCAGCCAGACCAAACCCATTTAGCCCAACAGCAGCCAACCCAAAAACAAATATTCCAAGTGCTCCATGTGATGTTTTTTCATGTGGACTCCTGTGCTTCGATCATGGCTTTACGACTTGTTAGTGATTTAGACCAGTCTCCATCAAAACCAAAATCAGGAGCTTCAATGACTTGATAGTTATAAGGGAATACGAAACAGCCGATATCCACATCTATTTTTGGGCGCTTGTTTGACCAAACACATCTTTTTGAGTAACCATCCTTTAACCAAAACTTTGCCCATTCTGGCGCTTGAGAAAAATCAACATTATTGTTTCCAACCAAAGGCCTTGGCTTTTTAACCAGTTGATAACCTTCCGGCACTGCTTGGGCTTTGGCATCACGCTTTGCACGTAGCCACATTACCCAGCCAGTATTTAAGGTTTCGTAGGCGAGCCTTCTGTCTTCACTGGTATCAGTGTTTAAGCACTCGTCTTTGATTTCGTAATCACCCGTGTTTTCATTGAAATTGAAAAACGGTAGAAGGTGAGAGTGAATAAATTTAGCTTCAAATAACGGTCTTTCAATTGCCCATCTTGCTTGCTTTTCTTTAATATCCATTTTGCCACCAATCTTTTATTAAAATAAATAACTGTGCTAAAAATCGGGTCTACTTTTTTATTAAAGTAGTTTTATGCGACTTTTAGGCCTTTACCTAACTCCGCTCTTAATGACTGTGCATATACTTGAGCGAGTGAACATTTGATTTTGATTAGCCGCTGGACTTCTTCATCGTATTCAATCCAGATGGTTGTAATCCTTTCTTTAAGCGGTATTTGATTGATCAAAGTAACTTGCTGCTCTCTTTGATCCTCACCAAAAATTAAGTGGTCAGGGGTAGGAAGTAGTACAAAATCCACCGCCCAACGCTTAAGCTTTGTCAGATTCATATAGCCATGCATTTGATAGTCATAACCGTTATCTCTGACTTTCTTCACTGCTTCACGCTCAAAAAAGGGATGTTGTATACCTGACCATGAACACTTTGTGTCACGGCCATAACCCTTATTCCAAACTAATATGTCAGGTGTGCCTTCCAGATATTCATTGCTGAACGTTTTCTCGTTCTTTTGCATGCCAATGAAGTTTTGAATCTGTACAGCGCGTATTGCGTTATCTTCAAGCGTTAGCCCTTTTTCGGTGTACTTGTTGCCTTGAAAATCACAAAAGCCATAAATATCTTTTTTTACCCAACGCTCTATAGCTGACTTAGCACCTTCAGATAATGTGTGTTCTTTAAGATGCTTAATTAAGGCCTTTTCTTCATCAGTGCGCTTAGTTTTACGCAGTATTGCTTCTATTTCTGGAGTAACCAGAGCAGGATCTACCTGCTTTGGCTCCCCCATAATTTCATGCAGCGCGTGAGGATGTACTTTCATATCAAACCCCTGCCAGTTCTGCTTTTTGTGCTTCACTTAACACGTAGCCAGCTTCACCTGAGAGAACGAAAGCTTTATCCAGGTCACCAGACTGAATAGAGGTTATAAGTTGCTGGAACTCCTGTTGATCAAGGGTTGTTTCTGGTGCCTCAATTGATCCTACCGACTCGTTATGATCAATGTAATCAAAGTCATTGGTCTCCACATCACGAACAATTGCCTGATCCGCCAGCTGTGCTGTCTGCATTTCAATTGAAAGTGGGGCCTGTTTTGATAGCAAGAGCTTAGTCACAGTCTTAAGAGCCATGGATTCAAAATTATCTTTCCAGACACCAGAACCATATTTGAATGACTGGCTGTATTTGCCCGCATGCTTTTTCACATCAGCAGTGCTCATGTAAAGCTCAGCAGTAAAGCCATTCAGTAGCTTAAAGAAGGCCACATAGCCAATAGCTTCACCTTGATTTGGAATAGTCCAGTCGAACTCATAGCCAAGCAGGGGATTTGCTGAAATCAATTGACCTTCAAATACTGGTGTTGCTGCAATACGTGCAAACTGACCTGAACGCTGTGCCAACTGAATAAAGCCTTTGTATCCCATCTGGAATTGAGCTTCTAAAGACTCAGACCACTTGCCTTGAGCATCTTTGAACTTGCGCTTATAAGGCACGATGTATGCAAAGCCAAGGTTATTGTTAATTGGCAGATCAAGCGTAGCCGCCATCATGGCTGCATTAATTACAGTTGCTGGTACTGCGCCTTTAAGTTGCGGCTGGTTCGCCACTTGCATCACCGAAGCCAGGAAGCCTTGAGTTTTTTTACCAAGAACTTCTTCAAATTTTTGGCGGATTTTTGCATCTGACACATAAGCCTTGATGGACTTTGGGTCGTGTTCGGCAATTTGATTTTCTGCTTTTACCGGTGCATTCATATTCTTCTCCTAAACCTTTTCCCAATCCTTCAAAACCCGCTCCAACCGCGCCAGAGTTTCAGCCAAATACACAAGTCTCAACTTCATTGAATACTGCTCATTTAAGTCGAGCTGCATCTGCTCTGAGCCACGTCCGATATATCGCAAGTGAATCCAATTCCGGCCGGTAGTAACTACGGTTTCATCATTTGACATAGCTTTTAACTGCTCAACCGTGTTGCTGAGTTTCTGTTTAAGCCGAGCCAGTTCAATCGTTGTTGTGACGTTTGCGTTCATGCGACCTCCTCAGTAGCCTTATGGCTAGCATCAGCATCTCTATATTCGCTACCCAAGATTTCTTCTGCATGCTCAGAAACTTTAGAAATACTTGTGTCGATGTATAAAAATCCATTGTGTTCAAAGCATGCGAAGGAGTTAAAAAATAAGTCACCCCAATCAAAACCGAGTGTCTTATAGAAATCGCCTTTTTTAACTGAAGTGCCATTTGGGAAATACTTTTCTTTAAGGGCTTCCCATTTGTTTACCTCAGCATCAAATTCAGCACGAAACTCTTTCTTGGTCGGCTTAACTCGAAGGCTAGATGTTCCAAATTGTCGATCTGGTTTGCGCCAGATTTCGCGATTCACACCAAGGTTGTTGTTAAACTTAATTCCGCCAAAATAAACACGAGTAGAATCACCAAGAATTACTGCCTCAGCATCGTATTCCTGTGCAAAAGCTTCACCACTGGCACGAAGGGCAACACGATCAGCGTTAAACTTGTTAAAAGCATCAATAACTTGGGAATTGTTAGTTTTAAAAAACATCAGCATTCTCCTTCGCCACAACAAGCTGCTCTTCAAACTCAGTAGTAAGCTCTGCAACGATTTTGCTGGTCATACCTTCTTCAAAATCAGGTGCACCTAAATCACGGTCATCTGGTGTAATAAATCGAATTTCCCCAAGTTCAATCCATTGCTGACCATCTTCATTGACTTGCAGAACCTCAACTTGTAGCGAGCAATCCTCCTGACCTTCTAGCCATACGATTGCCTTGCCGATTGATTCCGTACCTTCGTGTTCATGTGGGTAAAGCTTGCCCTGAACTGATAACTCTTGAAGGGCAACGAATGGTTTAGCCTGATTGATAGAGACTTCCACTTCTTGTGCAGGCCCGCTTGCATCTGCGTAGTTGCAGCCTGTGACAAGAGAAGCTGTAAGCAGGGTAATGAGTTTAGCGTTCATGACTTATCTCCCTGAGCAGGAGGGGCAGGAAGTGGCATCCAGTGGGTTACATTTAAAATCCCTATATCTCTACCACCAGCAGGGTGATCACCGCGGTCATTCCCGAATGTCAAAGCATCAGACCAGTAAAACTCACCTTTGCCATAGACACAGGGATAGCAAAGATATTGACCAAACCCTTCAATCATCACATTTACTGGAAGTGAGGTTCTCCAGCAGTTTTCTGCTATCTCTGGCAACTGATCATCAACACTGATCCAGCGCTGCTTTACTTCATCATTATTTGCATTCATAATTAATTCACTCACTGAGTAAAAGTCCCTCTCCGTCGAAAGCTAGGGGCTTTTTTGTTGTCTTGGTAAATAGATTATTCATTAGTGAATAACAATAGTCAATAGTGAATTATTCGAAAGTGAATAAATTTTTAGTTTATTTGCTGAATTTCATGTTTTAATAGACAAAAGAAAACCCACACGGGGTGGGTTGTTTGGGAGGTATTTGACTTAGGTTAAACCACGACTCCAAGTTTTGATAAGACTTGAGGCCAGTTACCACAATCTAGTGAGAACTTTTCACATATATTTGGAACTTTAAGATTCCCTTTATGAGATCTTACATCCCAGTTAAATATAGGAGCTTTTTGCTCACATGTTAAAACACAGGCGCCCGCCCCAAGATAATGACTAAGACTAACAACATCCAAATCAGCATAATTATCCTTCTTAACGTGATGAGAATCAGAGGATGCAGGAAATTTTAATAATTGTTTTTTAAGCTCCAGAGTGGATGATCCATGCTCATCTGAGTTAATTTTTTGAACTGAAAATCTATCTAAAAAATCCTGAAAAATATCTTCATCATAATTATAATCAGAAATTTTTTGCTCTATTTCACTTAAGATGGAGTCACATATGAAGAACTTAACAGTATTAGCAAGCTTAAAAGAATGCAAAACCCCCCATAATTGAGGGAAAACCTCTTCGGGATATGTTCTATAGCAAAAATCTAATACAGCATTTGTATCTAAACTAATTTTCATCATTATTAGAATACCTTTTGCTGTAATTCTTTAAACGCAGAAGGCTTAGATTTCTTGTGAAAGCCAAGAATGTCTTTTGCAATATTTGATGATATTTGATCCTGCCACATTGCACTCATTACTTTCTCGACGAAACTATGCCCGAAATACTTGAGCACCATATTTTCTTTTTTTGAACCAAACCCGCCACCTTCTTTTGGTTTGATATAATCAAGATATTCATTTAGCTGACTTTGATTGATTATTCCTAATATCTTAAGTTGAATCGCAATTGCTGCTTTACTTGCTTTGGTTTTTTTACGAATAAGTAAAATATTATCTTCAAGGCTTGAAGCCTTATTGAACGACTCATGGACAATTTGTGGAGGGGCGACGACATAACCAGCGACACGATCACAATATTTTTCTAATTTATTATTAGACTCCAGCAAATGCCCATCAAAAACACTTTCACCTAAACCTAGATGCACAATCTCATGAATTAGTGTGAATAATTTTCTTGATGGGGACTGCCCAGAACTGAAAATAGCAATAACTGGAGCTGTATTAAAATATAGACACATTCCATCAGAACCAAATTTTTCTCGCCCTCGATCAATCACAATAACATCCCTGAGCTCCACAATGTCTCTCCAGGCATTAAAATAATCATCAGTATTTTTTGTTTTCTTGTTGTGACTATAGAAGCCAAAATATTTGATGATTAGCTCCGCATCTAGTTCGGGATCTTCACCAGTAAGATGAAGGTCAAATTTTTGGACTTCCTCATCTAATGATTCAACAACAGATATATAATTATCCCTTACCGAACAAAATTCTTGAACTAATGCATTTTCTTTATACCTATCCTCAGGAATATTGATTTGGTTTCTAAATTCGATAATTTCAGGATTATTCCGCTCATAGAACAAATCATGAGTAGTTAAATAAACCGTTGGAACGTATAGTATTTTTGCAATACTTTCTAGTTGGCTAAGCTTGAAAATATTTTTTTCTTCTAAGGCTTTATTAATCTTATTGTTGGATATTCCTGTTAAATAGGCGAGCTCATCCGCTGACAGGTTCATGTCAGTCATATAGCGCTGAAGTGCTATGGGTGAGTGCTCAACCAATTGAATAGCCATTAATTCATAAAGCTCCAAATTACATAACTTATTGTACTAGATTTAGTAAAGAAGAATAGTGTCGATAAAGGTAAATTTAAAGAGCCGCTACATGCGGCTTCTTCTTAATTACTGTCTTTATCATTTGCAGATTCTAATTTTTTTGATCTGCTAAACTCTGCCATTTCTTCCATTGTTAGGACAGGTATATATACACTGTCGCCAAACTCTCCTCTTAGCTCCTGAACTTCTTCTTTTGAAAGGGTAAGCTCTTGATTAAGATCAGCCGCTATATTCAATTTTTCAATTATTTGATTCATTAGTTTGGCTGTAGACATAACTATTCCTTATTAGCAACCATCTTCTGGCCCAACTTTCCCTCTTTAACTAATTGAACAATCTGCTGTCCAGTATAAACAGGTATGAATCGCCCCTTTCCAATTGCCTTAACCAGAATTTCCACCTCAGAAGCAGAGAGGGCTATGCCCTCATTATTTTGTGCAGCTTCTCTTAGTTGCTCGATAACTTTATTGATAGGCAAATCCATGCTCACTCCTTAAGGTTTTACCAAAGCTGTCTCTAATCGACCTACCAGGTTGATTTCGTTAAGCTGTTCATTTGTTATAAATTCATCTGGATAACGTATTTTGTCGGGATTATCGCTAGCCAATCTCACTGTCTTCCCGCCAGCATAACTCACAAAGAATCGCTTCATTCTCAGTTCATGATTATGCGTAAATACATACACACAGCCACTTTTGAGCGTATCAGGGTCTTTATCAGCTACATCAATGAATAGTGGGCTATTAGGCGCTACTGTAGGCCACATGCTGTATTCATCTGAATAGATAATCTTGAGGTTTTCCGGTTTTGCCTGTATCCCTAAAATTTTAAGAATGTAGGGATCAATGTCTAAGTATTCGCTTGGATCTTCTAAAAAATTCTCTATGCCATTTCCACATGAAGCCTTTACATCCTTGTACACCGGTATTCTCACATTAAATCTTTTTGCTTCAGCACTTCTGAATTCGATTGGAGAAATATAAATATCTCCTTTCTTTTGAGGTGCCTCTCCCTGCGCCTCTGGTTTTTCATCCAGTTGCTTTAAATCTACATCCGTTAATTCGGTAATTGTGATACCTGCCCAATTAGAAAGCGCGTCCAGAGCCTCTCTTTTAGGCTCCTTAGTCACACCGCTAATAATCCTGAACAAGGTAGCTTGTGACATCCCTATATCTTTAGCGAGCTTATTTGAGTTGGTGCCATGCTTCTCAATTAGATACTCAATATTGTTTTTTAAGAAAGGGTACATCTGGGAATCCTCTTAACGTCATTACATTTTATTCAAAAAAGAATAATTAAGTTAAAATAATTCACTTGTGCATTGACAATTATTCATAAGTGAATAAAAATGGAAGAAATAGGAGGCTAATTATGAACCTTAAAGAAAAAATCCTCTTCCTGCGTAGTCATGGCTTCAGCCAAACCGAAATCAGTAGCCGCACGGGAATTTCTCAAAGCTCCGTTTCTAAAATCGAAAACGGTGAGCAATTCGATGTGTCTTATAGCAAAGGCGCTGCACTCGATCTTCTGGTTAATGAAGTATCTAAACAGCAACTTACGCCAGCATTCGCCTAAGGAACCCCCATGAGCAAAGTATCAATTGAACTGCCTGCAAGCGCTAGCAATAACGAATCGCTCATATTGCAAGCACTCAATGCAAGCAATCAGCGTCAAGTTGCTGAAAAGGTGGGAGTGGATGCAAGCACCTTATCAAGAATGAAAAATGATAAAAAAACCAATGGCTTAACTGAGGTTGAATTTATTAGCGTTTTATTGACAGCCCTTGGATTAAAAGTGGTGCCAGAAACTGATGTGTATTGTTCTCCTGAGATTGCAGAAGCAACAAGGGTATATCTGGCCCATGCATTTACTTCACCAGAGTACATGCGAATTTTATTCAAATAAAAAACCGCTTTTCTGCGCGAACAGAAGAGCGGTTGAGTTCACTTAATTAGGAAACCGAATGAACAAATCAAATTTAGCACACAACTTATGCAGTATCAAATGCATAAGCCCTAAACGGAATCATTTATTTAATGATTTACCCCTTACAAGCCCCTTTGAAGGAGCTTAGAAGCTATGCGTGAATATGGGAAAGTTTCCCCACACTTTTGGACTGGCTCAACTGGCAAACAGTTAAGACAGTGCCCGGAATCTGTCGTGGTGTCCCTGTACCTAATGACCTGTCCTCATGCCAACATGCTAGGCCTTTATTACATGCCTCTTTTGTATGTTGCTCACGAAACTGGACTAGGCATAGAAGGGGCATCAAAGGGGCTTAAATGGGCTTGTGAAGCTGGTTTTTGTAGTTATGACGATGCTTCTGAAATGGTGTGGGTGCATGAGATGGCTCGCTTCCAGATTGCCGACAAATTAAAGAATACAGATAAGCGTAGTATTGGGGTTCAAAACGAGTACAACTCATTACCTTCAAACCCTTATCTGGAAAGCTTTTACAACAAATACAGCCAAGCATTTTGCATGACTGAAAAGCGAGAAAATACCACTAAAAAACCAGTAGAAAACGAAGCCCCTTCCAAGCCCCTTGCAAGCCAAGAGCAGGAACAGGAGCAGGAACAAGAGAATACACACACAAACGCGCAGGAAGAAAATTCAGGTGCTCAAGTTTGGAATCCAAATTTTGAAAACCTGAGCTCAATTCTGAGAAGCACAAAATATTCTCACCGTATTTCTGAAATTCTCAGCATGCAAGATTTCCAATTCCATCTTGGAAACTTCAACACTCACCATGAGAACAATTTCCAGCTCACTGACAACCAGAGAAATTACAAGTTCGCACAATGGATTGTTCAGGAATTTGAAAAAGATCTTGAAAAAGCTGAACGCAAAAACAAACAGGCAACTGGCTACTCTCGTTCTGAGAAACCAGTCTCAAGAAATGTCAATGATGCTTGGGGTGATGAAAAGCAATACGCACCAGCAACAGACGATGTAGACACGGAGGGCATGCTATGAACGCAATGCACACTCAGTTTCAACAAACGATTCAGCTTTCTTCTGAATTCTGTTCAAAGCACAGCGAAGCAATGGTCACGATGTTTGGTCGGTCCGTTTGTAAGTCATGCGCAGTTGAAGCAGTCACCAAAGCCCAAGATGAACATGCTCACTCTGTAAACCAGATGGTACGTGAAAAACACTTCGCCGGAGCCATGTTGCCTAAGCGTCATGCTGAAAGTGGTTTTCTCAATTACCAGGTTAGTAACGACGGCCAGAAAACTGCAAAGCATCAGTGTGCCACTTTCGCCAAAGACTTCAACAAAGGCGTACAGCGTAATCTGATCATGGTGGGACGTACTGGTACAGGTAAAACCCATCTTGCGTGTGCTGTGGCTCGTAATGTTCTGGATAAACAGAAATATGCCCGTTATGTGACTTCTGAGGATATGGCAAACGAGATTGCGAATGCATGGAAGAAAACAGACGACAACGAAAGCAATGCAGTGTTCCGCTTTGCCGAATATGACTTGCTGATCCTGGATGAATACGGCCTGAATGATCAGCACGAAAACCGCTTAAAGCTGGTCCATAAAGTCCTCTATGCCCGTTATGACGAAGCAAAGCCGACGATGCTGATTTCTAACTGGACTATCAAGCAGCTTGAAGAAAACTTGGGTGATCGTTTGTGGTCCCGGTTTCAGCATGGCGGATTGACGGTAGTTCAGTGCAACTGGGCTGATGCTCGTATCGGAGGTGCTCTATGACCCATAAATCAACATGCCTCTGCTTCACATGCAGCAAGGCTAAGCGTAGAGCCAGTTCAAAACGTACTCCCAAGCCGAAGCAGTACGAGTACAAGAATCTGGATATGAGCAAGATTGACCAGTACAGCGAGCAGCGGATTCGGGCGTTGTGGAGTATGGGAGGTGGGGTGTGAAGAAACGTCAAATTAAAAAACTCAATAAGAAAGCAATGCTTGCGCTGATAGATTGCGGTTGGTGTGANTNA